ATCTCGGCTTCACCGGCGCCGGCGGTTATGCGGTGGAGATCGACACCCCCGAGGGCCGGATGCGGCTGCTGCACCTGCAGGGCGGCTCTGCGGCACGTCCGGTGGGCAGCGCGCGGCAGCTGATCGGGCGGCCCGGTGCGGCTGCTGCAGCGGCTTCTGGCGTGGACATGAGCGGCATCGATGCGGCAGGCAAGCGGCTCGATGCAGCATCTGGCGCCAACCGATCGGCCAGCTTGGCCGCGGCGGCTGGTGAGCTGGTCAACAGCCGCCAGGCCGAGCTCGGCACCATCACCAGCCAGCTGGATCAACAGCGCAAGTCGGTGCGTGAGCAGCGGGAAGATTTCGAGCGGATGCTGGAGCTGCAGCGCAGTGGGCTGACCCCTGAGCTGGCGCGGCAGGTGGCGGAGCGGGAGCGAATGGCCCGCACCGAGGATGCCAGTCTGCAGAAGCTGCGTGATCAGCTGACCTTGGACCTGCAGGGCAACGATCTGACGCAGCAGCAGCGGATCGCCGTCGAGAAGATCCTCGCGGACACCATCCTGCGCCAGCAAGCGCTGCAGGGCGTGGTCGAGGGCCTCAACACCGAGGAGCAGGCGCTATCCCGTCTGCAGCAGGCCTACGAGCAGAAGCGGCAGCTGGTCGAGGGCATCGCCAACTCGATCGGCAACGGCATCGGCTCGGCGATCGATCTGCTGATCGACGGCACCGACAACTGGGGCGACAGCCTCCGGCAGATCGCGGCCGGCGTGCTGAAGGACATCGCCCGCCAGATCGCGCAGACCATGGTGGTGGCGCCGATCGTGAAGGGCCTCACCTCGGCGTTCGGCTTCGCCAATGGCGGCATCATGACCGGCGACGGCCCGATGCCCCTGCGCAAGTACGCGGCCGGCGGCATCGCCAACAGCCCACAGCTGGCCATGTTCGGCGAGGGCTCGATGCCCGAGGCCTATGTGCCCCTGCCCGATGGCCGGCGGATCCCGGTGGCGATGAAGGGCGGCGGCGGTGGCACCAACGTCACCGTGAACGTGGACGCCACCGGCAGCCAGGTGCAGGGCAACAGCGGCCAGGGCGAGCAGCTGGGCCGCGCGATCTCGCAGGCGGTGCAGAATGAGCTGGTCCGCCAGAAGCGGCCCGGCGGACTGTTGGCGGCTTGATCATGGCGACCTTCACCTTCACCCCCAGCTTCGAGGCCACCGAGTCGAGCCAGCCGCGCGTCAACCGCTTCAAGGCCGGCGACGGCTACGAGCAGCGGGTGCGCTTCGGCCTGAACACCAACCCGAAGGAGTGGGACCTGACCTTCTCCAACCGCGACGACACCGAGCGCGATCAGATCGCAGCCTTCCTCGATGCACGCGGCGGGGTGGAGAGCTTCGACTGGACGCCACCCCGCGGCACGGCTGGCAAATACGTTTGCGACAGCTGGCAGATCACGCTGAGCAACTGCAACAACAACCAGCTGCGCGCCAAGTTCCGCGAGGTGTTTGAGCCCTGATGGCTGTCCCCGTCTCTGACCTTCAGGCGATCGCACCCAGCGCCGTCATTGAGCTGTTCGAGCTCGAGCTGAACGCGGTGCAGCACGGCGTGGCGGACACCTATCGCTTCCACGCTGGCACCAGCCTGAACAGCAACGGCGAGCTGATCTGGAACGGCCAGAACTACCTGCGCTTCCCGATTGAGGGCGAGGGCTTCGAATACAGCGGCAACGGCCAGCTGCCACGGCCGAAGGTGCGGGTGAGCAACATCCTCGGCACCATCACGGCGCTGCTGCTCAGCCTGCCTGATGGGCTGGAGGGCGCGAAGCTGACGCGGATCCGCACGCTGGCCCGCTACATCGACGGCGGCAACTTCCCCGGCGGCACCAACCCCTACGGCACGCCAGACCCGACCGCGGAGTTCCCGCGCGAGATCTACTACGTGGATCGAAAGGTGGCCGAGACGCGCGACGTGGTGGAGTTCGAGCTCGCTGCCTCATTCGATCTGGCCGGCGTGCGAGCACCCAAGCGGCAGTGCATCGCGAACATCTGCCAGTGGGTCTACAAGTCGGCGGAGTGCGGCTACACCGGCGGCTTGGCCACCTGCGAGAAGACGCTCGATGCCTGCAAGGCGCATTTCGGCGCGACCGCTGATCTGCCCTTCGGCTCCTTCCCCGGCATCGGCACCTACACCGTCTGATCATGACCTGGCGCACCGCAGCACTGGATCACGCCAAGGCCGAGGATCCCCGCGAAGCCTGTGGCCTGCTGGTGGTGGTCAAGGGCCGCGAGCGCTACTGGCCGTGTCAGAACCTCTCCGGCGGCACCGATCAGTTCATCCTCAGCCCCGACGACTACGCGGCCGCCGAGGATGCCGGCGAGATCATCGCGGTGATCCACAGCCACCCCGTCACCCCGCCGCATCCCAGCGGGCCGGATCTGGTCGCGTGCGAGAAGAGCGGGCTGCCATGGCACATCGTCAACCCGAAGACCGAAGCATGGGGCGGCTGCGAACCATCGGGGTACAAGGCGCCGCTGATCGGCCGTGAATGGGCGTGGGGCGTGACCGACTGCTGGACGCTGGCGCGCGACTGGTGGCAGGCGCAGGGCCTCCAGCTGCCCGACTGGGAGCGTCCGCTGACCCCGCAGGATTTCGAGGCGGCGCCGATGTTCGATGGCTGCTGGAAGGCCGCAGGCTTCCGCGAGCTGGACGATGAGGATGAACTGCAGGCGGGTGATGCGCTGCTGATGAGCATCAGCGGGCCGGGTCTGAATCATGTCGGCGTCTACATCGGCGACGGCCTGGTGCTGCATCACATCCGCGGCAGGCTGAGCAGCCGCGACCTCTATGGCGGGTGGCTGCAGAAATGCACGGGCCGGCGGTTACGCCATCCCGAGTTCACTACGATGGGTGGAGGCTGAGCGGGGCCATGCTGCGCGAGATCCGGGTCTATGGGCGGCTGGCAAAGTTCCTCGGCCGGCGCGTGTTCCGCGCGGAGGTGGCGACCGCTGCTGAGGCGGTGAGGTTCCTGCTGGCCAACTTCCCGCAGCTCGAGAAGCACATGGCCGACCAGCACTACCGGGTGAGCGTCGGCGGCTATGACCTGAGCCTCGAGGAGATCCACGACCCGGCCGGCCAGCAGCAGATCAAGATCGTGCCAGTGCTCGCGGGTGCTGGTGCGGTGGGGCGGATTATTGCCGGCGTGGTGCTGCTGGCCGTTGGCTTCTTGGTGCCAGGCATTGGCGCTCTCGGCGTCCAGCTGCTGGTGGGCGTTGGCGCCTCTCTGGTGCTCGGCGGTGTGGCGCAGCTGCTCACGCCGGTGCCGAAGGTGCCGCAGGGCGCGGCATCCAACACCGACCAGGACCCGCGCAAGTCCTACAGCTTCTCCGGCATCCAGCAGACCAGCCGCCAGGGCGTGCCCGTGCCCGTGGTCTACGGCGAGACGCTGGTGGGCTCGGTGGTGATCTCGGCCGGCGTTGACACCGTGCAGGTGGCGGGATGAGCAGGATCGTCGGCGCAGGTGGTGGTGGATGCTTCTTAGGGCACACCCTGGTGCGGGTGCCCGATGGTCAGCGGCGCATCGATGAGCTGCAGCCCGGCGATCTGGTGCTCAGCTTCGATGATCTGGGCGAGGTGCATCAGGCCAAGATCCTCAAGGTGCATGAGCACGAAGGAGAGCGAGTCAACCGCTACCGCCTGTGGGGCGGCGCCGTGCTCGACGCCACGCCAAATCACTGGGTGCTCAACCAGTTCAACGCTTTCGTTGAGATCGACACGCTGAGCAGCGACGACTGCCTGGTGGATGAAAACGGCCACCTGCGGCCGATCGTCGGCAAGGCCGAGCTCTGCCATGGCACCGTCTACAACCTCACCGTTGAGGGCCATCACACGTTCATCGCTGGCGGGATCCGCGTTCACAATGCAGGCCTCGGCCTGGGCGCGATCGCAGGTGCTGGCGGCGGCGGCAAAGGCGGCGGCGGCCAGCAGCAGCGCACTCCTACGGAAGCGGCCGACAACCTGAACAGCGCGCAGTATGCGCAGGTGGTGGATCTGATCAGCGAGGGCGAGATCCAGGGCCTCAAGGCTGGCGCGCAGTCGATCTTCCTCAACAACACGCAGCTGCAGAACGCAGACGGCTCCTACAACTTCCGAAACGTCACCGTCTACACCCGTAACGGCACGCAGAACCAGTCCTACATCCCCGGATCGCCCGGCATCGAGGACGAGAAGCCGGTCGGCGTGCAGGTGCAGCAGGCCACCCCGATCGTGCGGACCATCACCGACCCGAACGTGGACGCAGCGCGGATCACGATCACGGTGCCGCAGCTGCAATCGTTCACCAACGAAGGCGACGTGAACGGCGCGAGGGTGCGCCTGCAGATCGCCGTGCAGTACGGCGGCGGCTACACCACGGTGATCGATGACACGATCGCCGGCCGCACCGCTGACACCTATCAGCGCGACTACCTGGTGGAGCTGGCCACCACGCCGGCCGACATCCGCGTGACCCGGATCACGCCGGACAGCAGCAGCGCCAAGCTGGCCAACGCCTTCACCTGGTCCACCTACACCGAGATCACCTACGCCAAGCTGCGCTACCCCAACAGCGCGCTGGTCGGCCTGCGGGTGGACGCTGAGCAATTCTCGAGCATCCCGAGCCGCACCTACCTGATCCGCGGCATCAAGGTGCGCATCCCGTCCAACGCGACGGTGGACACCACCAACGGCCGGCTGGTCTACAGCGGCATCTGGAACGGCACCCTTGGTGCAGCGCAGTGGTGCTCTGATCCGGCGTGGATCCTGTGGGATCTGCTCACCTCCACGCGCTACGGCTTCGGCGATCACGTCAAGGCAGAGCAGCTCGACAAGTGGGCGTTCTATGCCGCGAGCCAGTACGCCTCGACGCTGGTCCCTGACGGTTTTGGCGGTTTTGAGCCGCGCTTCTCCTGCAACATCAACATCCAGACGGCCGAGGAGGCCTACAAGCTGATCAATGACATGTGCTCGGTGTTCCGGGCCATGCCGTACTGGAGCACCGGCGCGCTGACGATCAGCCAAGATCGGCCGGCCGATTCGGCCTACCTGTTCACGCTGGCCAACGTCTCCGAGGAGGGCTTTAACTATCAGGGCAGCAGCCGCAAGACCCGCCCGACCGTGGCGGTGGTCAGCTACCTCGACCTGCCAAGCCGGGACATCGCCTACGAGGTGGTCGAGGACCAGGCCGCGATCGCGAAGCACGGCGTGGTCTCCACGCAGATCAGCGCCTTCGCTTGCACCTCTCGTGGCCAGGCCAGCAGGATCGGCGAGTGGCTGCTCTATTCAGAGCAGTACGAAGGCGAGGTGGTCAGCTTCACCGCATCGATCGATGCCGGCGTGGTGGTGAGGCCGGGGCAGATCATCGAGATCAGCGACCCGGTGAAGGCCGGCTCACGGCGCGGCGGCCGCATCACTGCAGCCACCACCACCACGGTGACCGTTGACGATGCCAGCGGGCTCGCAGCTGGTGCAGCCGCCACCCTCTCGGCGATCCTGCCTGATGGCACGGTGCAGAGCAGTGCGGTGACGGCGATCGCCGGCAACGTGGTCAGCCTCGCCACGCCGCTGGCCGCAGCGCCCAACGCGAACAGCGTCTGGCTCTACCAGACCTCAAACATCCAGACCTCGACCTGGCGCGTGCTTAGCGTGCAGGAGCAGGACGGCGCGAAGTACGCGATCAGCGCGCTGGCCTACAACGCCAGCAAGTACGACTACATCGAGCGCGGGGCGGCGCTGCAGCCGCGGGACATCACCGACCTGAACATCATCCCGGAGGCCCCCACCAACCTGCAGGCCGCCGAGACGCTCTACGAGCTGAACGGCCGCGCGCTAGCCAAGCTGATCATCAGCTGGCAGCCGGTGGTCGGCGTGAACGAGTATCGCGTGCGCTGGCGGCCGCAGAACGGCAACTGGACCAGCACCACTCAGTCGCGGCCCGATTTCGAGATCCTCGACACCACCGCCGGCGTCTATGAGGTGCAGGCCTACAGCCTGAACGCTGGCCTGCGGCAGTCAGTGGAGCCGGCCAAGCTGACGGTGCAGGCCTTCGGCAAGACCGCACCACCCGAGAGCGTCACCGGCCTGTCGCTGATCCCGATCGATGGCGCCAGCGCCATCCTGAGCTGGGACCGCTCCCCCGAGCTCGACGTGGTGCTCGGGGGCAAGGTGCTGATCCGCCACAGCGTGCTGCTCACCGGCGCGATCTGGGAGGAGAGCCAGGAGATCGTGGCTGCTGCAGCCGGCAGCCAGACGCAGAAGCAGGTGCCGCTGCTCGAGGGGACCTATCTGGTCAAGTTCGAGGATGACGGCGGCCGCCGATCGCTGGTGGCCAGCACCGTGATCGTGGACCTGCCCACACCGCAGCCGCGGCAGCTGGTGCAGACCTACGCGGAGGAGTTGGAGAGCCCGCCCTTCAACGGCAACTACACCGACATGTTCTACGTGGCCAGCCTGGCCGAAGCGGACGGCGCCAGCGGCCTGATCATCAGCACCGGCCTCGCGGTGGATGAGATGGCCACTGACGGCGACTGGGACGCGCTGGCATCGATCGACAGCGTGGGCGGCGTGCTGCCGGCGGGCGAATACGAGTTCGGGAGCACGTATTCGTTCCCCGGCGTGTTCGACTGCAACCTGCGCCGCAGGCTGGTCACCCTGCCCTACATCCCCGGCGACTTCTGGGATGACCACCTCGATGACATCGACACCTGGGACTTCATCGACGGCACCGGCGCCGATCGCGTGAACGCGCTCACCTATGTGCGCACCACGCAGGACGACCCCAGCGGCACACCGACCTGGAGCACCTGGCGCGAGTTCGCCAACGCGATCGTGCGGGGCCGTGGCTTCCAGTTCAAGACGGTGGCCACCAGCACCGACCCGACGCAGAACATCATCATCGAGGAGCTGGGCGCCGAGCTGGAGCTGCAGCAACGCACCGAGCAATCGGCGGTGCTGACAAGTGGCGCGGGCGCGTATACCGTCACCTTCGCTAACGCCTTCTTCGAGGCGCCCAGTGTCGGCGTGACGGGTTTCAACATGGCCACCGGCGATTACTTCGCGATAGCGTCCGTGACGCGGACCGGATTCCAAGTAACATTCAGGAACAGCGCCGGCAGTGCCGTGAGCCGCCAGTTCACCTACACAGCCATCGGGTTCGGGAGGCAGATCTAAGGCATGGCTCAGCACGACTACAACCTGGCCAACCAGTCTGGCCTCGCCTTCCGGCAGGACCTGAACAATGCGCTGGCGGCGATCGTCAGCCAGAACAGCGGGGCCTCAGAGCCCAGCACCACCTACGCCTATCAGTGGTGGGCGGACACCACCACGGGCCTGCTGAAGCTGCGCAATGCGGCGAACAACGCGTGGATCACGATCGGCACGCTGGCCAGCGCGAACCTCGGTTTGGCGCCAGCAGCCAGCCCCACCTTCACCGGCACCGCCACGTTCGGCGGTGATGTGCTGCTGACCGGCACCGGCGTGCTGGATCTGCCGGTTGGCACCACGGCGCAGCGGCCGGGCTCGCCCACATCGGGCATGATCCGGTTCAACACCGACCTGAGCCAGTTCGAGGGCTACAACGGCAGCGCATGGTCTTCCGTGGGCGGAGGCGCCACTGGCGGAGGCGCGGACGCGGTATTCCTGGAGAACGGCAACACCGTCACCACCAGCTACACACTGACCACCAACAAAAATGCGGTCTCGGCCGGCCCCGTTACGATCAACGCAGGCGCCACTGTCACCGTCCCGTCCGGCGCCAGCTGGGTGATCGTCTAACCCGAAAGGATCATGCCCATTTCACTCGATGGATCAGGACCAGTCACGGGGATCACCTCCGGCGTGGGTCCGGTTGCTGCCACAGCTCAGGCCTCAACCAGCGGCACCTCGATCGATTTCACCGGTATCCCCAGCTGGGCCAAGCGGATCACGGTGATGCTGAACGGCGTCAGCACGAATGGCACGGCGCAAGTCGGGGTTCAACTCGGCACCAGCGGCGGAATTGAAGCGACTGGCTACGTTGGTTCGATCAACGATGGCTTCAGCGGGTCGGCTAACTTCTCGACCGCTTTCCTCGACAACTCTGGCAGCACTGCATCTACGCGCCAGTTTGTCTACACGTTGAGCCTGGTGAGCTCCAACACTTGGATCTGCCAGATCGTCGGGGCGTTTTCTAACGCAGCAGGCGGCCGCTTCGGCGCCGGCACCAAGACACTTTCCGGCACGCTCGATCGGGTTCGCATCACCACCTCCAACGGCACCGACACCTTCGACGCCGGCTCCATCAACATCCTCTACGAGTGAAGCCATGACATTAAGGCTCGCGGGCTCCACCTCCGGCTACACCGAGATCGACGCTCCGGCGGTGGCGGGATCGAACACGCTGGTGCTGCCCAGTGGGAATGGCTCAGCCGGCAATATCCTTGGCACCGATGGTGCGGGGAACTTGAGCTGGGTCAACGGGCGCATGGTGCTGGAGACCGCCAAGACCGCAACCGGCACCAGTGTGGATTTCACCGGGATTCCAAGTTGGGTGAAGCGGGTGACGGTGATGTTTGACCAAGTAAGTCTCAGTGGAACCAGCAATTATTTAATTCAACTGGGCGATTCTGGCGGCATCGAAAACACTGGCTACACATCTGGCGTCATCCAAGCAACAAACCAAGGGACGGCGACGGATGGGTTTATTGCAAGTGTTGGCCTGACTGCCGCTTCCGTTACCTCTGGAGCTGCAAGAATCCAGCTACTTACGGGCAATACGTGGGCGTTTGATGGCGGTTTTGTAGCCCCTGCAGTTCCTCGCGTTTGCAACGCTTCAGGCTCTAAAACCCTCTCCGGCACCCTCGACCGCATCCGCATCACCACCGTCAACGGCACCGACACGTTTGACGCCGGGTCGATCAACATTCTTTACGAGGGCTGATCATGAGCACACTCAGCACCACCAACCTCAAAAACCCGAGCGCCGGCAGCAACAACATCGTGCTCGGCACCGATGGTGCCACCGCGCTCACCACGGCGAAAGTGACTACGCTGGCCGACAGCGCCGGCGCCAACACCAGCACGCCGGCCGAGATCGCATCAGGTCGCGCCAAAGCCTTTGTGAACTTCAACGGCACCGGCACCGTGGCGATCCGGGCTAGCTATAACGTGAGCAGTATTACCGATAACGGGACAGGGAATTATACAGTCAATTTCACGAACGCACTGTCGGACAGTAATTATGCTTTTGTCTTTGGTAATGACAATGCAGACAGAAACTGCGAGGCACTGACTCTGGCGACTGGCTCTTTTCAACTTGGAGTATGGACGATTGAGACAAATACTAGAGCAGACCTTCCCGTTATAAGCGTCGCTTTCTTCCGCTAACCCATGACCATCATGAAACGAATCATCTACCCAACCCCTGATGGCGGCGTCGCGGTGATCATCCCCGCCGAGTCCGTCGAGCTGGCCCTCAAAGACGTGCCCGAGGGCGTGCCTTACGAGATCGTGGATGCCAGCGAAGTGCCCACCGACCGCACCTTCCGGGGCGCGTGGGTGATGGGCGACTGCTGCATCGACCACGACCTGGAGCGCTGCCGGCAGATCGGCCACGACAAGCGCCGCGCAGCACGGGCCACCGAGTTCGCGCCGCACGATGAACTGATCGCCAAGCAGATCCCCGGCGCCGATGCAGCAGCAGCTGAAGCGGTACGCCAAGAGATCCGCGACCGCTACACCACGGTGCAGGATGCGATCGACGCCGCTGCGGATCCCTTCGAGATCAAGGTGGCGCTCGGCCTAGAGCAGCCCGCACCGGCCCCCGAGCCCGAGCCCGAGCCCGAGCCCGCCCCTGAGAGCTGATGGCCGTCCGCAGCAAGCAAGGCACCGCACGTCTCGAGCATCAGCCGGGGCCGCCGAAGACCACCCGCCAAGGGTTCGGCCAGCGCTCGCGCCCACGGCGCCGCGGGAAGAAGCCCCTCAGAGGGCAGGGCAGGTAATGGATCCTCAGACCCGCGAAAACTGGCGACGCATCCGCGATCACCTCGAAGCCGTGGGGAAGACTGAGAATCACTACTACAGACGCGCTCTTGTCATCCTCGCTGGAAGGCCTGATCCCTTCGATCGTTACGATGGAAGCGTGCCCGGATCAGCCGATGGCGGACGAACCTAAGACGGTCGGCGGCGTGTTCGCTGCTTCCCTCCCGGCAGCACTCGGCGCCGGCATGTTCGCCATCGGCGCCCTCCTCATCTCCATGCAGGTGCAGTTCGCTCGAGTCGAGGCCACCGTGCAGCAAATGGCGCGGGCCGTCGAGGAACTGAAGACAGACAGCAAGGCAGAACTCACTCAGCTGGACCAGCGAGTGCGCGCCCTTGAAATGCGCAAGTAACGTGAGGCCATCGACGTGGACATCATGAGCCCCGAGACTGCCGCCATCATCGCCATCGTCATCGCTGCTGGCAGCGAGATCATCGCGATCAGCCCCCTCAAGTCCAACAGCTGGATCCAGCTGCTGCTGCAGGCCGGCCGGCTGGTGTTCCCCAAGCGCCGCTAACTCATGGCCAACCCTGCCCCGATCACGCTGGAGCAGCTGTTCAGGTTCTACCGGGGCCTGCCGCACCAGGCCGCAGCGATCGAGACCCTCGAGCAGGATCTCGCCACCAACGGCTACGCGGTCGCCATGCGGCGCGATCGGGCATGGTTCAACACCTGGAGCCAGGACGGCAAGCAGGCGGATCTGGCTGCAGCCCTAAAGCTGATCAAGGATTTCGAGGGCTGCCACCTCGAGGCCTACCCTGACCCGCTCAGCGGCGGCGACCCTTGGACGATCGGCTACGGCACCACCCGCTACGGTGACGGCCGGCCGGTGAAGCGCGGCGACAGGATCAACGCGATCGAGGCTGATCTGCTGCTGCGGCAGGAAGTGGACCGCATCGCCGCCAAGCTGCGCGCCACCGTGCCCTACTGGGCCGAGATGGCCGACCATCAGAAGTGTGCGCTGATTTCGTTTTCTTACAATTTGGGGGCAGGCTTCTACGGCGCCAAGGGCTTCGAGACGATCAGCAAGCGGCTGCGCGAGAAGGACTGGCCCGGCGTGCCCGATGCGCTGCTGCTCTACCGCAACCCCGGCACCAACGTGGAGGCCGGCCTGAAGCGGCGCCGCATCGCGGAAGGTGACCTCTGGGGCCGTGACAAGCAGACCACCGGCCCGGTCTCGGCGATGTTCACCCCCGAGTCGCCCTTCAGCTTCAAGATCACGCCCCACATCACCTACGGCGAGTTCGCGCTGAATCAGGAGGCGCGGCGTTTCGATCGGCAGGAACAATGCGACACCGCCACCAAGCTGGCGCAGTTCCTCGAGAAGGTGCGCGCGCAGTTCGGCGGCCGGCCGATCGTGATCACCTCCGGCTACAGGCCCACGGCAATCAACCGGGCCGTGGGTGGTGCCAGCCAGTCGGAGCACCTCTACAACGCGATCGGCGTGGGTGCGGTGGACTTCGCGGTGGACGGCGCCGACATCTACGCGGTGCAGGACTGGTGCGATCAGCATTGGCCCCACAGCCTCGGCTACGGCGCACCGAAGGGATTCTTGCATCTTGGCATCCGCCAGGGCGGGCCTAGGCTCCGGTGGGTCTACTGACGATCGCGTGCCCCTTCCCGACTACGAGCTCCACCACCTCTGCCGCACCCACGCGATGGTGGTGCCGTTTGACCCCGAGCTGATCAACCCGGCCAGCATCGACGTACTGCTGGGCGATCGGATCATGATCGAGGTGCCCGGCACCCCCGAGCTGCAGATCCACGGCATCCACGACCACACCGCCGAGGACCCCTATCTGCTGCAGCCGGGTGAGTTCTGCCTGGCGGAGACGCGCGAGATCTTCAACCTGCCCGACACGGTGATGGGGCTGTTCTTCCTGAAGAGCAGCCGCGCCAGAGAAGGGCTCGAGCACAGCCACGCGGGCCTGCTGGACCCCGGCTGGTACGGCAGCCGCCTCACGCTGGAGCTGAGCAACGTCCGCCGGATGCACCCGCTGCCCTTATGGCCCGGCATGAAGATCGGCCAGGTCGCCTTCTTCAGGATGGAGGGCATCCCCCACCGCTCCTACGCGGTGACCGGCCGCTACTGCAACGATCTGACCGTCACCGCCAGCAAGGGCTAAGCTGACCCCGGAGCGAGAAGTGGACCGCCCCGGCCTAAACAGCCGGGGCTTTCTGCTGGGTGATGGCGCTGGCCACCTTCGCCGCCATCGCTGCAGCTGCTTCGTCCATCAGGTGCGCATACCGGGCGGTGGTCTGCGGGCTGGCGTGGCCGAGCAGCGCGCCCACCTGCGGCAGCGTCAGGCCCGCGGTGGTGATGGCATAGGACGCATACGAGTGACGCAGGTCGTGGACGCGGAGGTTCTTGATCTTGGCCGCCTCCAGCAGCTTGTCCCAGAGATACCAGTAGCCGATCAGGTGGCCGTCACCATCGCCGGCGATGATCCACTCGGTGTTCGACCTGCGTCTCAGCTCTCGTAGGATGAGACTCGCCGCGGGCGGCAGATGCACCTTGCGCTCATCGTCCTGGCCGCCGGTCTTGTGAGCGTCGGGGGGCA